CACTCAGGGAAAGTTTTCTAACTTAAAAGATTCAATTACATTCTTAGAAGAAAAGATATTTAATTCATTCAAAGGAACTATAAACAGTTCAATGGATGGTATTTCAAAATTAATAGAGGGTGTTTCATTGGGTATTGACTACCTGAAAGGTAATATAGTATCCTTGCAAGGCATATTTCAGCCACTTATTGATGTGGTTGTTTATACTTGGGATATGATTAAAGGAGTTTTTGCTTCTTTCAATTTAGAGTCAATGTTTAATACTTGGGCTAATGCTTTGGGTGCTGTTTTTTACGTTTTAAAACCTTTTGCAATCGTGTTGATAGATACTTTGGGATTTGCTCTAAAAGTAGTAATAGGGTTAGTAAATGGTGTGGCTGAACTAGTTTTGGGTATTGGAAAACTATTTGGCTATCAAGAAAAGAAGCTAGGTATTAAATTAGACAATAAAGATGAATTAGGCCAATCTAAAGCTATGCAAACGGCTTTGGGTACAAATATTAATACGGCAAATTCAACAAGTGCTAAAGCGTCAGGTTCGACAGGTTTAGAAAGCAGAGCGAACCAAGTAAGCGGATCAAAACCAACAAGCATAGTGATAAATGTAGGAAAGCTAGTTGAAACGCAAAACTTTCATGGTGCCGTTGAAAACATGAAGAATTTAGCACCAAATGTACGAGACGAAATGATTAAGATATTCCTTTCGATGTTGAACGATTCACAACAATTAGCAGCGGTGTAATGAGTGACTTCATACCTAATCAACCCATTCCAAGCGTAAAAAAGCCTCAAATGATTCTTGGGGCTTTTGGATTGCAATTGATAAAGCCAAAGTTTTACAAGCAGGGTACAGGATTAAATTTACTTAATGTAGATGATGAACTAAAGCCAACTACAAATAAAGGGACGTTAGGTTTGCCTGTTTTTGGTGGTATTGTATTAAAAGCTGGTAACTATTTAGATAAAAATGGTGAAACGGTTAATTACGGAAAAGATGGTCTACAAGACTTATTACTTGAATGCTGTTTAATTGAGGTGGGTATGCAAAGGCGAATAGTTACAACCGAAATACAAGGAAAATCGAACAGCGTAAAGCAATTTATAAGTAATGGAGACTATGCAATAACAATCAAAGGAGTAATAGCAAGTTCAATTCCAAACGTTTATCCTGATACAGATATGAGGGCATTGCAAACTTTTTGTAATGCCGAAGATGCAATAGAAGTTCAATGTCCATACTTACAAGATTTCTTTAAGATAGGTAACTTAGTAGTCCAATACGCAAGCTTTCCTCAATTGGAAGGAAATATAACCGTACAGCCTTTCGAGCTGAAATGCCTAAGTGACGAACCTGTAATTTTGAAAACTAAAGATGCTTAGGCCTGACTGTAAGATAACGTTTACACAACAAAATGGACGTTCAGAAACGATTGTTTTTGATGGTGTAAATGATATGCCTATACAGTCGAGTTTCAAAAACATGACCGACACGGCCGAGATTGTTTTGGCTCAAAAGTACACATGGAAAGGTCAAGATGTGTTTTCGACTTCAAGCCCTATCTTAAAAGTTGGTGATAAGGTAAAAATAGAAATTGGCTACAATAATGTACTAGAAACGGCCTTAACTGGTTACATCACAGCATTAAATACCGAAGAAAAAACAGTCATTAAATGCGAGGATGAACTTTGGATTTTAAAGCGAAAACTAGTCAAAAACAAAGAGTATACAAGCGTTTCTTTAAAAACGTTATTGACGTATGTGATTGGTGATACTTTGCCGTATGTGATAACTTTGGAGTACGAAAATTTAGGTTCATTTTCGATTAGAAACAGCCCAACGGCAGCCCAAATACTTGAATACTTACGAAAGGAATTTCATTTAGAGGTGTTCTTGCGAGAAGGTACTTTATACGTTGGCCGAAAGTATCTATACGACTTTGACGAAACGAAGGTAAAAAGTAAAGAACACACTTTCGAATTCCAAGAAAATATAATTGATTCAAATCTTGAATGGCAAACGAAAGATACTAATCGGTATTTTGTAAAAGCTATTGGAATAAGACGTGAAGGCAAAAAGAATAAAAGGCGTGAGGTAATAGTTGGTGACACAACGGGCGCACAAAGAACGATGCACTATTATGGTGACTATTCAGAAGCGCAACTCAAAACGATGGCCGAAAATGAACTAAACGAAATAGTTTACGATGGGTATCGTGGTAAGTTTAAGACCTTTGGCGAGCCTTTTGTAAGACATGGCGACCGTGTAACGCTAATTAATAAGCGACAACCCGAAAGAGGTGGTACTTATTTTGTAAAGTCGGTTGATTATGATTTTGGCTGGAATGGCTATTTTCAAAATATAGAAGTTGGACGTAGACTATTATGAGAGAAGTATTAGACGTTTTAAACCAACTTATTAAAGAGTCATTACCACGACAAGCGATATTTGCCGAGGTGGTAAGCTACGAATCTGACACAAACACTATAACCGTTAAGCCAACAACCGACTCGGACGTAATTAAGAATGTTAGTTTAGACGCACAAGGTGACGAAACTAAAGGATTCTTTGCGGTGCCGAAGGTTGGATCTGATGTGGTAATTGACTTTCTAGACAACTTGCCATTCGTTCGAATGTATTCGGAGGTTGAAACTATAATGTTGAAGTCTGATACATTTGGCGGATTAATAAAAATTGACGACCTAAAAACACAATCAGACACGCAACATGCTGCAATAAAAGCGGCTATTATTGCAGCATTAACCCCGTTGGACGCTCAACTAGTAGCATTAGGGCAGGCAGGTGGAGGTGTTACGGCACTAAATGGGTCTTGGGCTTCGGTTCTCGCACTAAACAAAACGACACTAGAAAACACAAACGTAAAACATGGCTAGGCAAGATTTTAAACTCGATTCAAATGTACTAGTCATAAAAAATAATGACCTAGTAATTGGCGAATCAGACCAGCAACATATTACCGATTTAATCAATTCGCATTATGGTTGGTTTCGAGAATTCCCATTATTGGGTGCAAGTGCGAGCGACTATCAGAACGCCCCTTCGACCGATCTACCAAAATTTGAAAGTGCGATAAAAGAAGCACTAAAAACGGACGGCTACCAAAAAAAGGTAAAAATAAACGAGTTCACAAGCGAATCACAAGACATCGTTATCTATGAATAGCTACAACTTACAAGATGGCCAAAACATATACGATGTTGTAGTTAAGCAATTTGGAGACCCTACCAAGGTGTTTTCGCTTGTACTGGATAACGATCAAAACTTAGACTATGATTTAACAGGTGTAAAAGAAATAAACTACACGCCAGCTAGTTATGTAGTTCCTTCTGTTTCAAAAGCAACTCAAAAGGAATCCCAAAACCCTACTAGCTATGTGACAGTTTACGGCCAAAACTTGTTTGATGTTTCGTTGCAACTATATGCCGATGCTTCAAACATTTTTGCCATTACAAATACTAGTATTGACGATGATATAGAACACAATAAAACGGTTACAATATTACCTTACAAGTCAAAATTAACTGTTCAAAAGAACGTAATTGATTTGTCTGGTCGAATAATTGGCACAAAACAGTATACAAGAGAATTTGTGACTTATATTGTCACCGAAAATGAGTATTATATCACAACTGAGTCAGGATTGAAATTAATTATTGAATAATGGCAGAAGGCGAAGTAAAAATTAGTGCGCTACCTAGTGGATCTTCTCTTACAGGTGTTGAAAAAATACCGATGGTTCAGGGTGGGATTACAATAGAAGCAAGCGCACAAGAAATAGCCGATTTGTCAATTCCTTTAATTAATTCCAAACAAGACCGATTAGCTGGTATTGTTTCAGGCTGTGAAATTACTGTTGAAACATTTTCTGGGACACCAGTAGCAACTAATAAACAAATAAGAGTTACATCTGGTACTTGGTATATCCCAACTTCTGAACACACAAAAGCTACTGATACGGTTTCGTCTGAAATTACACTATGCCCTACTGGTGGTGATTTTAAATATTATGACATTGTTGCTGATGATGCAAATGCAATTACAATTCACGAAGGTACTCCAAGCACCGCACCAGCGCACTACGTAATTGACCC